CCCGGTGCCGAAGGTTGGGCTACAACATCAACTGTGATGATCTCAAAGTCTGAAACTTCGCCGCTTCCGTATTCGTTCATGTTTCCAGAACCTCTACTTGAAACGCCTAACTTCACACCTGACTCCAACATAGTCTTGACAAGTTGGCCCATTGGGGTTGGTAGGATTTTCATCTTACCATATCCATTTGGTCCGTCCATCCACATCTCTGTGATCATGTGAGACACACGGTCCAAATTAATCTTTAAATCATCTGGGTGATCCACTTCACCTAACACAGAGTATCCAGAACTGATCTGATCGTTCAGTGTTTTAGTCGCTTTTGCGATTTCTTGCACTGGGTAAACTCTCTGATTAGCGTTCTTGATCCCACCTTGAATGCAGATGCCCTTCATGTACAAATCCTTACCGTCTTTTCCCTCGTGTAAGACCTGCACTCTGGCCTGATCAAATGTTAGATTCTCCCTTAGGTATAGTGATGTCATCCGATGTTCTCCGTCAAATCAACAATTACGCTTTGGCAATTGGAGATTTTGCAGATTTATCAGAGTGGTCAGCAGTGTCCGCCTTTTCATTCTTTTTGAATGAAGTAGATTTTGCTTTTCCACCTGTGTTTTCAAAGTCACCTGCCATCTTAGCCGCAGTTGGAGCCGGTCTTCCGTTGTCGTCTGCTCCGCCTTTTGCTATGTTAGCCGTTGTACCGCCTGCTGATTTAACAGAAGCGTTAACTGGTGATTTTGCTGATTTATCTGAATGGTCGGCAGTGTCCGCTTTAACTGGATTTTTGTACTCTTTCACAGTCTCTTTTGCTTCTTTGCTTTCCATTTCAACTTCTGGAGTTAACTCTGGTGCAACTTCTGGTGCTATAACTGGTGATTTTGCTGATTTATCTGAATGGTCGGCAGTGTCCGCTTTAACTGGATTTTTGTACTCTTTCACAGTCTCTTTTGCTTCTTTGCTTTCCATTTCAACTTCTGGAGTTAACTCTGGTGCAACTTCTGGTGCTAGAGATTCTTCTTCTTTCTCTTCTTCACCGTCTTTCTTGCCCATCATTGCTTCGAATTCTGCTTTTAGTTCATCTAAAGCGTCTTCCAAGTCAACCACTCTGTCTTCAACATCGCCTTCTGCGTCTTTTTCAGCGTCCATGTCTGCTGGCATTTCTTCGCCGTGGTCCGCATCCATTTCACCTTCTTCTTCGCTTGAGATGTCTTTAACCAATTCGTCAGTAGCGTCGCCACCAACTTCTTCGATTGACTCTTCTTCAGTAGTCTCTGATTCAGTTGCTTCATCTTCGATTTCAACAACTTCGTCTACTTGCTCGTCTTTAGATTCTTCTGAAGCCTCTTCAACTGCCTCGTCTTTAGATTCTTCAGTAGTTTCTTCTACTTTCTCTTCTTCAGATGCTTCAGTTTCTTTAACTTCTTCGTCTTTTGATTCAGCAGTTACTTCTTCGTCTGCTAAATTTTCGTAGATATCTCTAGATTTTTCAACTACGATTTCGTGGAATAAAGCCTCGGCTTTATCGTTTTCTTCGTTTATCAGTAATTCTAATAAACTCTCAAATTTATTATTTGACATTTTACACGTGCTCCTTTTGTATTAGGTCGATTTGTACTTATAAGTGTTTGTATTTACTGTAAAGGGGTGGAAACGGTGGTGTAATTGGTGTGAAAAGACCTATTTTCGCTATATTTTGATCTTTAAATCAAATTTTGCTAGGAATTCCTCAGTTGTTGGATGATCTATATTGCCCCTCCACTCGAGATCCTTGGGTTGGAACCAGCCTTCGGGTATCACACGGTGGAATTTTACATCCTGAAAGTCTTCTAGACAACGTTTAGTCTGGTTCATCCAATTGCCGTAGAAGGTTGCTTCGTCGTTGCTTTTCTTGTAGTTGCGTGTGTCTCCAAATACGTTGTTGAGTTTGTATCTATTGTTCTTGCTGTCTTCTTTATGCCCTTGGTAGTCAAAACCCAGTATGTATATGTCCTTGAATCCGTGATCACAGGCCAGTTTAAGTGCCGTTGGGCCACTGCTCCATCCTAGACTTGGTTTTGCCCATGTCACATGATCCAATAACTTTTGGTGTTTATTGTACTGATTGTTGAAATTGGAATACACTTTATTATGTGCAACATAATCAGTCTCCGCTATCTCCAGCATCATCTTGGGATCAACTGCCACTAGCCAGTGTGGTTGGTGTGTCCTGTACACTGCGTTGCAGGCGTACACTGTGCCTTTTTGTTTGAGATCGTTGATATCTATGCCCCTACGGGACTCACCGTTACCCAGTACGAATGCTGTTTGTGACATTATAACTCTAAGTTATCGTCTTGGGCAGGTTGTCCATACATCTTTTGGACGAATACTGCCTCTTCCTTCTGTTGAGCATCGTGTGCCTCTGATGCCAACCTCATAGAGTTGATCTGTTTGAGTGTTAATCTTGTTTTCCTTGTGTCTTCTGCGTCTAGGATTGAAATATCGTTCTCAGGTTCATATGTTTTGTCCTGTTCGAAGCCGTCTGCCCCGTATGTGAAGAATTCATTCAGTTTCATAATCGTATTTAATCCTTATACCTGTCCGCCGCCACCTGTGCCGCCTGGAGTTTGTCCCCCTGGTGTCTGTCCTGGTCCGCCTGGTTGTGGTGATCCTGGTTCTGGTGCTTCTGGATCCGCTGTTGGTTCCTCGAATTGGTCTAGATCTGAACTGATACCTGATTGTGTAATACCACCTTGACGTAATTCATTGTTCTTAGTCTGTTTTTTCTGTGGTACATTGTTTTCTTCTGCCCAAAGTTCGGCATTTCTCGCCAATTCCTCTTCAGTCAGCCCGAGATATCTTTTTAGTGCAAATCTTTTTGACATATAAGGCAGTTCCGCAACCTGTGTGAACGTTCCAACCCTGCTTTGATCCATTTCTGTCTGCCTGTACTGTGCGAAGTTCTGTGGTGGATTCATATGTAGTTCAAACATTGAGTTGTCTATGTTGTAGCCTTTGTTCTTGACCCATAATTTGAACTCACTGTCAAATGTTTCCGCCAACATTGATTGTAATCTAGCACAATACTTGTTGAATCTCAGTTCTTGGATGTATGCCGTTCCAACCCTACCGTCATTGTACTGTTGTCCACCATCTTCCGCACCTGTTGGTAGGTATGAACTTGGGATCCTCAAACCCCTGAACAGTTTGTTAGTGAAGAATCTCAAGTCATCTATCTCACCTAGGTTGGTACCACCTGGCAGTGTGTCAACTTTAGAACCCCTACCTTCCGCTGTCTGTGGGAAGAAGTAATCTTCGTTTATGCTCATTGGGTTGTACGTTGCGTCTATGAAGTTTGCTCCACCTGACGCACTTGGAATTCTTCTCTGGTTGATCTCGTTTTTCACTCTTTCAACGAACTGCATCGCCAAGTGTGTAGGCATATTACCTACATCAATATAGAATACTCTTCTTTCGGGTGCTCTCTGAACCCTATAGATTATGATTGCGTCTTCTAATAATTCTTTTTGTTTGTAAACTTTGAACACTTGTTCTAAAACAGACTGTCCAAACGGGAATAAGTTGTCTAAACCGTCTGACATCGACATATGGATCACGTGTTCTGCGTTTATATTGTATGCATTCATTGTCTTGTAGAATCTTCCACCGGAGTTTCCACCTGCGAATCCTGACATGTTGTTTGTGGCACCTGCGTTTGCATAACTTTGACCGTATGCCGCTGTACCACCGCCAGTTGTTCCACCGCCGCCGTATGTTTGGTTGGGTGTGATCTGTGTTGCTGATAATCTTTGTAGGTTTGGATTGATATCTCTGATCACATACTGTTCAGGTTTCTTGCCTTCGGACTCGTTTACAACGATCCTGTCGACTTTTGCGTTGTCAACGTACAACCATTTCTGTGTTTCTGGATCTCTCACGAAGAAACAGTCTCCGTATTTCAGTGCGTTCCTGAAAATCCTAAAAATTCTCTTGTTGAACTTGTTACTTTTTGTCCATTGTTGCAGTGCTTTCTTGAGAAGTTTCACTTCGTGTTCTGTGGTCTCGTCCTTGAACACAAGATCGAACGGTGTCTCGTTTTCCGTGTTCTTCTGTGTTGAGAATTCTGCCAGGATGTCCAGTGCCGCGTTGATCTCTGAGTCTGAATCCATCTGATCATACTGGAAGTATCTCTGTATCCTGTTGGGGTGTCCTGTGTACACGTCCGGCAAGTAAGAACTGTAGTTCCTCTTGGCGAAGTTGGGTACCTTCTCTCCACTGATCGGAGACATGTTTGCGTCTTTAAAATATTTTTTCCAAGCCATACTATATTATACTAGACTTCCGCTCAAGTTTGCAAGATTAAAATTAGTCTTTTTGGTATTTTTTTCTGTCATAGCACTTACTGTTACAAGCATATTTAAGTGTTGTTCCATCGTTTTGTTAGTTTTGATCAGGTCGTTCACGGCAGTGTTGAGTGCTGTGAGGTCTCCCATCGTGTTGTCTATCGTGGTGTTATTGGTAACCAACTCTTTTTGACCTGTGCTAGAAACCGCTGTGCCCGTGGCCAATATCTCGTTGGCCAGGTTGGCCAATTGATCTCTAGTTGCCACCGCCTCTCTGCCGTGCAACATCACTGGTGTTCCAGAACCAAAGTTTTGTATGCCGTCGGATCCTGTCCTAAACATCGGCATCTCTGATGCCGAGAAATCGTCTATCATTTGTTTGCTTCCAGCACCCCCTGATCCAAACAGTCCCTTGCCTGCTTCTGGGAATAGGAATTTGTTGAACCTGTCCATGAGACCTCCTGGTACGGCCGTGTTGCTTGGGGTTGGATCCTCGTCAAGACCCAAAGCGTATCTCAATGCCTTGGCACTTTCGTGTACCGTGTTCCTGAATCTGCCCAGGGCACCCTCGTCCTCGGTCATCTTGGACAGGTAACTTGTGAATCCTTCCAACACATCTGGCAGAACCGAAAACACTGTCTGTATCCTCACGTCCTGTAAGGTGGCGGCTATGGCGTCAAACTGGCTGAGCACGTTGACGGCCTTCTGACCACTGGTTGATAATCTTTCCAATACGCCATTTACGTCCTGTTTCTCAACCCCTTGACGAATACCGTCTGTGGTTATCTGTATGGCTTCTGCGAAATCACCGGTCAGTATAGCCAGGTCGGCGAAAGGTTGTCCGCTCTTGACCACATCCTGACCGATCTGGCCAAGCGTGTTCTGGAATGTTCTGAATGCGTCTGGATCACCTGCCGTGTTGATGAACGACATAACGGCTCTTCTCATGTCACCGCCCGTCATCGCCTCAAGTTCAAAACCCAACTTGCTGGTAGGTCCACCGAACGCCAACAACTCTTTAGTGAACTGTTGCATCTGTGGACTCATCTGTCCGAACGCAAGACTGATAGCATCCGCCCGTGTCTTCTCCATGCCGGCCAACTTCATCCTCATCAGTCCATCAGCCATGGCGGCCTTGTTCTGTTCGTCCAGTTCCTTGACACTTTTACCTGTCAAAGCACTCAGTGTTATCAGTTGTTTGGTGTATACCTGTGTGCCTGCTATCAACTGTTCGTTTGTAAATCTCTGTAAGTTACCCCTTGACCTCTCTGCTTCCACGAATGTCATAAGGAATTCAGAAGTGTCGTCTAGGCTCAATCCAAAACCTGCTAGGTCCCGTTCGGTCATATTCCTTAGTCCCCTGCCTAGGTCGGTGAACTGTGATACCCCCGCCTGAACCGTGCCATAGAATTTGCCCAGCAGTGTGCTGTTGGTCGCTATCAGGTCAGCGAACTTGGGTAATGGTATGGATGCCCTGGCCGCCGCGTTGCTGAGTGCCAGGATGTTGCCATTGAATGACGCACCTGTCTGCGACAACTGGACGAAAAGTTCTCGGGTGGTGTCCATGTCTCTGGCCAAGGCCATGCTGACCTTACCAAAACCTGGTATGTCCTCTATACCCAGTGCCACCGCATCCGCCACACTGTTGATCTGTCTCGACACGTCCGTGAACCCTAGGGCGGTCTTGCCCGCGGCCATGAACGGTGACGCTATGGCATTGAATATTTTCTTACCGATTCCCACCATGCCCTTGCCGGATGCTTCGGTCTGTTTCTCGAACTTGTCCAATGCGGAAGTGGACTGCTTCAATTCCTGCTCTAGGTCATCGAACGATTTGCCCGATTTCTTACGCTGTTCTATCTCTTCCTTGATTCTCTTGATGTTTTCCTTCTGGAACACCAAGCCAGACTTGACTGTGTTGGCCTGCTCTTTCAAGGCCCTGTTGGATCCCTTGAGATACGTGACTCCGTCCTTGAGTTCTTCAAGCAAGTCCTCTAGTATTCTCTGTATTTCTCTGTCCATACGGTTTTTATTTCAGCCTTTATCTGCGTACATAAATATTGACACGCAAGTTAGTTTAATGTATATTTATAGATAGAAAAATGACAGATCAAAGACCACTAGAGAAGTATTACAGACAACCCGCAGTCTACATAAGATTGCCCAGCGGCGGCAAATACTACGACGGTAGCGTGTTCACCCCAACAGAGACAGGTGAGATACCCGTGATGCCCATGAACGCCAAGGATGAATTGGCATTCAAAACACCAGACGCAATGATGAATGGTCAGGCCACGGTGGACGTGATCAAGAGTTGCATGCCTAATTTCGTTGATCCATGGAGGATGGTGAACTACGACACGGACGCGGTGCTGTTGGCCATACGGATCGCCACTTACGGTGAGACCATGAACATCAAATACAACCTACCGGTCACAGGTGAGGAAATGGAACACACAGTGAACCTGCCCGCGTTACTCGAGGACCTTGCTAAAATTGAAATCAAAGATGAGGCTGTGACCAGCAAAGGATTCAAGATCCTCATGGAACCATTGACCTACAAGACGCTGACCAAGGTACAACTGGCCAACTACGAATCACAGAAGATGTATGGAGCGTTGGACAATACCGCACTGGCGGACGAGGACAGGAGCAAGGTGTTCAGGGACACATTTGACAAGATAAACAAGATCAATTTCAGTCTTTTAGTGGACGGCATCAAGATGATCACCACACCGGACGGTGCCGAGGTTTCAGACAGGAAGCAGATCATCGACTTCTGCAATAACACGGATGCCAAGACAGTGGAAGAGATACAGACGCTGTTGGGAGGACTTAGGAACCAAACACAGATACCTCCATTGACAATGAAGTCCACAGAAGAACAGATCAAAAAAGGGGTGCCAGCCACTTACACAGTGCCGTTGACATTTGATAACTCAAATTTTTTCGTATAGAACTGCTGACAAAGGATAACTCTGACATTGTTAAGTACCTAAAGGATTTCGATAACCAGATCAAGAATCTCAAAATGGAAGTAATGAAGATATGTTGGTTCATGCGTGGCGGAGTTACGTGGCAAGAAGCACTCAATCTCTCGCCGGAGGAACGTGGAGTAATATCGAAACTGGTAAAAGAGAACATGGAAACTACCAAGAAAACCGGTCAACCTTTCTTCTAAGATATAGTATACTATAATGGTATTCCAAAATGCAGATAATTAACACTTACATATGTCCGACAAAGACCTAGTCAAGGAACTCAAAGCCGAACTCGCAGAAATCACAAAAGACCGTGACGATGCTCTGGATAAAGTTAAATCCAAGGAGAGCCGGATCAAGCAGGTGTTGATCAAACTGGAACACAGAGAACAGGACGTCCATAGTTGTGGGCACAAGATCGGTGAGCAGAACAAGGAGATCTCAGATCTGAAGGCCAAGTTGGAGACCAAGGCCCGACTGTTGGACGAGGCTCTGCAAAGGATAAAGGACATACATGACGACTCAACGCAAAAAACAGACGCCGACGGAGACGATCAAGACCTGGATCAGTGATTTCGTAACTCGACCCAATCCCATATTCGGTGACCTACCACCTTGCCCGTTCGCACAGAAGGCCATCATAGAAGACAAAGTGACGTTCCTGGAGTTGGACGGCGTGGCAAGTTATCCCACATTGTACCAGCACATACTGGAATGTGACTTCGAGGAGAAGGACGTGCTCTGCATGATCGCCCAGCCGGATCATTTCACGGCCAAGGAGACGGTGGACCTCGCACACGATCTGAATCAATACTTCATGCCCAAGGATGTGGTGGTGTTGGAAGACCATCCTAACATAGATGAACGTGTCAAGGACGTGAAGTTGAACAACGGACATTACATACTGTTCCTTGCACAGAGCCTGAGCAAGTTGAACAGATTTTCAAAAATACTAGAGGCAGGTCCCTACTACAAAAATTGGTCTAAGTCTTATCTCGAATCAGTGAAAGGTTTCCGAGATCCCGAAGGTTCTCGATCCTAGAGTCCCTCCTACACAATCTACGGTATTCCTTCTTGTTGCGGCTCCACTCCGTGCCCGTCCACCACTCAAATCCTTTATAGTTGGCCTTGTATTCCGATGACGTCTCGTAGCCGGATCCCATGTAGAAGTAACTGACGTAGTTGTTGGCGGCCCACTCTATCTCCAGGTCCAGCGTGATGTCTGATATGGGCACGGTGTTGGCGTGTATGACCGATTCCAGGCCGTGCAGGTCCTTGCTGTCATAACTGTCTATGGTGCTGTAGTGTTCTTCCTCCCAACGGTATCGCTTCTGCTTGGTGAAGCCCAGGATGTTGTCCGCTGTGCCGGTGTAGAATATCATGAACTGGTCACGGGCATTGTAGTTGGAGAATGGATCGTAGTCCTGTGTGAACTGCTTACGCTTCATGTACTGCTCGTAGATGTGTGGCAGTCCCAACAGTTTCACCATCTCGGATGCGTCAATTATTTTTAACCCGATCTCGTCGCCCTTGTACTCGTGTCGCTTGTAGCGTGGCTTGTACAGGTCCAGGTTTATGCGTGTGCTACGTGATTGGTAGAATACCTCACGGCCCAACACCGGGTGATCCAGTGCCAGCCAACCTCGGTCCAACGCCTCGTGTTCCTCGTCCACGTCCACTATGGCCATGGGTCGGCATATCACAAGGTCCTGGTGTTCCTGTTTGCCCAGGGTGTGATCAAAGATTAGTTCCATTGTAACTACTTAATGGATCGTCAGAGACGGCTTACGCCATCTGAAACTTCGCTTACGCTCGTTTCGTTTTCTTAATTTACGCTTACGCAAAGTGAAAATTAACGGTTACGCATATATGCGTACTCTGTGGTAGATGAGCAGTCACAATTC